TGTCCTTCCGGCGCAGCTTCAGCCATCAACATCATGCTCATGAACCGGGAAAAACTATTCTTCAAACGCATTGGTATCTACTCCGTTTGCTCTGTTGATTTGGGAAACGATGAACTCCAGCACGCGGCGCTGGCCGTCCCGCTGGTAGGTTTCGAGGACCGCATCAATCCCGCCCTTGACCACGGCGGGACGTGCGAACTGTGTGGTCAGCGCATCAAGGATCAACCTGCCTTCGTGGTGGTCCTCGAACACGCGCTTGTACATCGCTGCATCGACTTCGATTGCCATTACGCTGCGGCCCCCTGTTGTTTGAGTGCGGCCTCACTGGCCTGCTGCTGCATCATTTGCTGCTGTGCCTGTTCCTGCGCCTGCTGGTTGGCTGCGGCACGGTCCTCGCGGATCTTGTCGCGGTCCACCTTGCTGCGGATGACAGACGACGGCACACCCAGCGCCTCACCCTTGAAGCGCTGGGCCTCATCCATGTCGATGTTATCCATGACGGTCGGATCGGCCTGAGCCACTATCAGCGCGCCCTGAATGAACTGGTCGATGGCCGTAACCTCTTCCAGTTTCTGGGAGCGTGCCAGCGGCGACAGGTAACGCACGGTGAAGTTGCGGCCGGCCAGCGACTCAGGCGCAGCGCCCAGCACGCCAGCGCGGTAGGCGATGCCGAAACACCGCTCAATCATCGGTTGCAGGTACTCGGTTTGCAGGCGGCCATAGACCGGGCCGAGCAACTGGCGGATCAGGTTCACCCGCACATGCACCTCGGTGGCGGTCATCGCCGGGCCGTCCTGGGCCTGCAGCTGATCGGCCATCAGGATCTTGCGGATAGAGCCCTGCAACCGCGCGATCTTGGTCTCGGCGTACTGGAAGTTTGAGCCGCTTTGCAGGGGCTTCATGCTGTCGACGCTGTTGGCCACGATGATCTTGCGCGGGCCGACCTTGACCGTGCGCGGGTTAAGCACGCCATCGTCTTCGGCAATCCACATGCCAGCGATAGCCAGGTCACCGGCGGCAAGGTCCATCCTGCAGAGTTCGTTCAGGGTGCGGGCGTCCGGCAACGCATCGAACACCGGACCCACCGCGTACACGCTGTCGGGGATCATCATCCAGCGCGGCACAACCACCGGCATTTCGTGATAGCCCGACTCGCTCACCAGGTGCTTGGCAGCCACCTCGACCTTGCACGAAGCGATCGCCATGTTCTTGGCCAGGCGAGCGCCGACCATGTGCGTGGTGCGCGGATAGATTGCGTGGACGAACTGCACCAGCTCCTGTGGTTTGTCTTTCGCCAGCTTGCGCGTGGTTTCGCTGAGGTTGTCCTCACCGAACTCGTTGACCGCCTGTTCGGCCGTGAGCTTGTACTCGCGATACACGGTATCGATCTTGCCGCCAGCCTTGGACGCCGAGGCGTACACGCTCGCAATCGGCCACAGGTCGAAGGTGAACCCCCCCTTCTCCATGTCCTGATCGATGTACAGGGCAAACCAGCCAGCACACACAACGTCAATCAGCCCCTCAAAGGCGGCGGCGTCGAAGTTGGATGCGTGGATGTTCTGCCAGAGAATGTCGGCTGAGTCGTCGAGCCACCGGCGTTCCTCGTCGGTTTCCTGCCCAACGTCCATGCCGAACCACAGGGAGTTGGCCGGGGTAAGGCCCGACATGATGCCGGACGACAGAATGCGGGCCGCGTCCGTGGTGGTCCCGTCGATCATCCTGGCCTTGCGCATCTGCGCTTCCATGGCCGTGATCTGCTCAGTGCAAAAGCCACTACCCCGGATCGGGTAGCTGTGGTCAAAGCAATCGCGCCAGACCGACTCATGCGGCGAGCGGAGAGACTTCAGGGTGCTCAACGTTTTGGCGATCTGGGCGGCGTTCATGCTCCGAGTGTCCTTTTGCCTTGCTCAAGCACACTGCCGGCAGCACCGGCGGACGAAAGCAGACTGCTCTCGGTCTTGCGCTTCTTGCGGGTTGCGGTTTCTTCGTTGGCCTTCTGCGCGGCCAGGTCGGCGGCCTTCTGCGCCTCGACCTGTGGGTCTGGCTGCGCAACAACTGCTGGCTTCTTGGGCTTGCTCCCCATGCGCCTTACTCCTTGACCGGTGGTTCAGGGCACAGCCAACCGTCCGGGGTCATGACTGGTTGCTTGAGGGTGGTGGCATCGACGTCCGTGGTCGATGGCTTGGCCTGGGTCAGGACGGCACGGTCCTCGCTGCGCTCCGGATCCAGCACCAGCGGCTCACCACCAGCGAGCAGGCGATCCAGCTCGACCAAGACAGACACCTTGTCGCCAACGAAGTCGCCAACGCGCGCTGCCTCGGCGTCATTGGTCACGACGTGCCAGCGGCCGCCAGCGATGTGCTTGGCGACGTACAGCGGCGGCTGCGGTTCGCCGGCGCCGGTGGCCGCGTCGATGGCTGATGCGAGCGGTGACATGGTGGCGAGCGGGTCGCCGGGGGATTGGGTCTTAAGGTCTTCGGGAGCTGGCATGGTGCTGGCCTCGGTGTGGTTGTTGATCAACGAGGGCCAGCATCAAGGCGGTGGGCTGTCGGGTTCCCGACTATTTGCGAGGGATGCAGGCGGTGGCGACGTAGTCCTGTAGTGCGCTCAAGGCGATGATGGCTTCGTCTCCGTCGTTGGTGATGGCGACAATTCGTTGAGCAGCCGCGGGGTCAATGTCGGCGCGCGCTTCTGCATCATCCAGGCTGGCGGGGCTGGCGGTGGCTCGCACTGCGGGACAACGGGCTGGAACTGACAGCCGCTGAGCGCCAGTACCGACGCGAGCAAGAAGGTCTTTGTTCTGGGCCTGAGCATTGGTCAGCTCCTGGGTGTGTTGGGTGTCGAGGTCAGCCAGCAGGCGCTGGGTGTTGCGGCGGGATGTTGCTGCGTTGGTCAGCGTGGTGACCTGCTCGCTGGCCTCGGCAAGGCTGGTGCTGACGTGATCGATGCGCCACAGCGCCAGCAGCAGGCCGATGGCGAGCACGACGCAGATGCCGGCGAGGATCCTCACGGCACATCCCGGAAGAAGATGTGGTTGCCAATGGTGACGGTCTGTTTCGCTCCCACAGTCCACTTGGGTGGGGTCTTCATGCTCTTGGCGTAGTAGTGAGTCGCGCCGCCGGTTGGGTCAGGCGTGCCGCCATCGACGACGAGCTTTGCGGCACGCACCAACAGGGCGTACTGGCTCGGGGGGATCTGCTTGGTGCCGATCAGGTAGGGATAGTTCGGGTCGTTCTTGTTCCAGCAGCTGAACTGGTACGGGGCCTGGCACACGCCGGCATAGCCCTCACCCCACCACGACCGGGGCTTGCCGTCGTTCACCCGGTTGCGGATGGTCCAGGCCGCGGCAATCTGCCCGGCTGGTCCTTCACCGCGCGCTTCACCCCACAGGGTGCGGGCCAGAACATCGATGTCATTGGCGATCATTCAATCCATCCTCAGGATGCGCGCCACGTTGCCGCGAGCCCGGTACACCAGCACCACCAGGACGAGCAGCACGATCAGCAGGAAGGGGGAAACAGCGGGGGTTGGCTTGGCGAAGAGGACCGCCAGCAGGATCGAAAGCCACTCGCAGCCTGTTGCAGCAGCGAGCGCATAGGCCATCCATGACACGCCAGCACGGTAGCGGGCGCCGGAGCGACGGTAGAAGGCGATTCGAACGCAGATGGCGCCACAGACGCCCCCTGCAAGGAGAGTCCATGGATCAACCATTACGGCTACCTCCAAATCTGTCGGCGACCCATTGCAGCCAGCCGGGCATTTTGCCGCCGCCGAACCACACAAGCAGGCTGATGCAGACAGTGACGATGAGTAGTGCGCCGAAGAATGCGACCAGGCCGGATGTCCTGGCCCATTCACGACCGATCACTTCATTCGCAACGTAGTAACCGGCCACCCATGACGCGATGAAATAGCCCAGACGGGCCAATGGGGTCAGGTCCTTGGCGAACACCACGAAGAACATTGCACCCGCGAACGCCCCCACCACTGCGTTCACGTCGACACCAGGCCACAAGCTCACAGCGGTGACGCCAATGACCCCTGCGCCGGCCAACACTGCACCGCTGCTTGGCTCTGCCATTTGATACCTCGGAAAGAAATAACCCCGCACGGGGCGGGGTCGGGTTACTCGACGAGGCAAGGATCGGTTGGGCGTGGTGTCGGTTTCCCGACTATTTCAAATGGCCACCACCAGCGAGCCAGCAGTCATACAATTCCTGAGTCATCTTGCTGACATACGCGCCATCGTACTTTTCGAGGTTGTAGTTGCGAGGCTCCATCCACTCCTCGAAGGTCTGGCCGGCGCCAGCACTGAGCAGCTTGTCAGCCTCACTGGTGAGCTTCTGCGCGAGCGAGCCGTTGCCTGCACTGAGCGCCCGATTGGCTGCGTCTGACAGATCGATAACGCAGTTGTGATCTTCTTGGGTAAGCATTGGTGTTTCCTCAAGCTTTCGAGTGATAAGCCCACCAGTCGCCAATCGCGACCATGGGCAGCCTTGAACGATCGTTCCCGGTGATCTGGCACCAGAACGACACAAGGCGCTCCCCCTCCGTGTAGCGAGGTTCAGCGCCCTGCTTCCAACCCAACAACGTCGTGCGCGCAACTCCGATGGCGTCAGCAACCGACTGCGGGGAATAGCCGGTGCGTGACAGGACCGTGATGACCGCAAACCAGTCAACCCGCTGCTCGACCAGGGCCAGCATGATCAGCCCCCAAACGCGTGCGCACGCGAGGCAGAGTCAGGTTGCGCGTCCCCCACGCCCTCCAATCCCCTCGTAACGCGATAAGTCATTTCCGCTATAACCGTTGCGAATGTCATAACCGGATTGGTGCATTCGTCGAAGTGGAACGGGTGAATGGCCCTGCGGTACCCGAGCAGCGCCTCAGGCTCACCAGGTGCTGACAAGTCCACGTCAACACCGATCATCACCCAGCCATCGCATAGCTCACGGCAGGCCCATTGCATAATTGGTTTGGTCATAACTCCCCCGAGTTTCACTGGCAAATGGTCGGCAGGCCGAGCATGTAGAGCTTGAAGGCCGCTGCTGCCAGAGCGACCAAAGCGACGGCGCCGAGCGCCAAAACGGTGCTCAAGAAGGCTTCCCCTCAAGCGGCACAACACGAACGAGAACGCCCGGGGTTTCACCGAAACGCTTGCTCAGCGAGACGTTGACCACCTGGACGTCATCCTTGAACACGATGCCGTTGATACCGTCGCAGATCGCTTTCAGGACGTTGTCCGCGTCTGGCTTTTTGGTTGGCATCACCAGCCCTTGCAGGGCCTCGGCGGTTTTCTTCTTCGACCAGGACGCAGCCACGGACACAACGATTTTCATCTCCACCATGACGGGGCCTGCGATCAGATCGCGGCCATTCATGGCTTGCTGTGCTGCCATGGCGATCAGGGTTTCGTAGTTGGCTGTTTTCTGTGGCGTGAACATGCGGGCATGTCCACCGATGGTGCTGACGCGCGGCCTGCCCTTCCCCACGGCTTCGCCCGGTACCACGAACGAAACAGGCTTGTGATCAGACATGGTCGTCTCTCCGGATACCGAGTTTCGCCAGCAGCAGTGCTCTGGCGGCTTTGGGGTCTTTGGGAATTTCGAGGATGTCGACGATACGGTCGGCTTCCTTGCGGCTGTGCTCGAGCTGGATCTGCTCGCGCGGTCGCATGCTGTCGCTGCCAATGCCCTTGGCAATGCGCCCTTCAAGCGGCTGGCCGGTCTGGGCACGACGCATGACGATGGCGTAATTGCGCTCGAAGCGTTGGCGCAGCGCCTTATCGTTGTTTTTCCCCGCGTGTAAATCGAACGTG